GCACTGCGATGGCGATGCTGATTGCTATTTTAATTATTTCCCACACATATAATGACTAAATGATTGTTTGATTGCTCGTTAAATTTGCTTCAATTGAGGCGAAGATTGGAGAGGGCAGTCGCTACACCTGCTGCAACTGCTTTCTTGATACGTTCTTTTTCGCTCTCTTGCTGCCTTTCGTAATCATCTCGGTTGGCCCCTCTGACATTCTGATATGCGAAACGATTTTCCCTTTCTGTAGTGAACTCAACTTCATGGTAGAAAGGAGCTTGCCCTCTCTCCACGTCGCTTCGTCGTTCATCAGGGAATGCGTTCGGTCTAACTCTAATGAAGTGGGTATTGGTTCTATGTTCAGCCAAATTGTGGTAGCTCGAGCACACACAATTGCACTCGGGACATCTCGGATTCTTTTCCAACCTTGCAGCTGTGTAGTCCAATGAGTCCAGAGTGATCGAAGAGTAGACACGCTTATCTTGAATTTTCACGATGATATCTTTAAGTTGGGACACATCTCCGGTTATTACGAGTCTTGACATGATGATGATTAAATTAAAACAAAGCAATTTAAGGTGCAATTAAAACACTATGAGGACTAAGTACGGACATTTGTGAAGACGCGTGAGTTTATGTAATTGCTATTGAACGGGGGGGCCCCTTGCTGAGGTTTCTTCCCTTGTTTTTTCTGTTTCTTTTGTTGTTTCTTTTTATTGCCAATTTGGGGATTTTTCTTTTTCTTATCCATGATCAGGACGACTTTGCCTACTACGATTTGTGACATTTTAAATTAAAATAAAGAAAATTAAAAGTTATTTGAACTCTTTCAGGGGCTGCTTCGAGAGAAGGAACAATTGCTCCAAGGTTTCATCGTCTTGGTTTTCGAAGAAGTTAACGAGCGCCTTGGCCATTGCGTTGAAACGGTTCGCCTTCGCGGAACCTTTGGTGAAAATTTCGTTGTTGACCGCGTCCACTACAGTTGTGAAGTCGTCCCTTAAGGTTCTATCCAACAAGAGAAGGAGCCCAGCAAGTTCATTCTCTTCAACTGCGGCGCAAATTTTGTCGAGTGAAGTCACCGCTGCGAACATCGTCGCTAAAGGACTGCGACTGTTACCTGCCACATTCACAGAAAGGTTGCCGTTTGTGACCGCTGACAATATCTCGGAAGGTGTTCGTTCGTTGGGGCCCAAACTAGTGACCCGCGTGTAGGCACCGCTGATGTCCAATTCAGGGAGATCCGTCTCGAAATTTTCAGAATGCGCATACCAAACTTCCTCGTCATCAAGGACGGCACTTGAAATAGCCGCTTGCGTCCATCTAGTCGGTTTTGACAACATCGTAGCATCTTCTAAAACTGCGGGGAACATGAACGAAAAGTTAGGCGAGTAAGTTAAACTGTCGATAGCACCAACAACGCATAGCTTGACTGGTTCAGCACTTTCACCGACCGTCTTGTAGAAAACAATCTGCAAAGCCCGAGCCCAGTGGATCTTTTTCGGGTTAGTTGACGATTTATAGGCAAACTCTTTGGCCAGCGCAGCAAAACTTTCGTTTAGGAAAGTGGTGTTGAGTTGCTCAGGCGGATATAGGACGCCTCTTGCTGGAGCCATCGCTGGTGTGCCCGAATGCACGGTGTTTAACCCACCCCACTTGCACTTAACGATTAAGTAGATGAGAGGCTCAACGCCGCGAGGGAAAACCATGGCGAAACAACCGATGACGGAAGTCTCATTCATGGCACCAGTTGATGAGTTGCGAAATTTGGTTTGCTTGTTATCGTCAATGAGGATTCTTGGTCTGCTATCGTACGGGTACTTGTTAACTGTGCATGTCATGCCCCTTCTGTTGTTACCACGATTATCATTGGTTCTTGCGACGGCGTTCTTGATGTCATCCCAGACGTCATTACCGGAGAATTGATCATTGTCGTTAGTCCAATAATAAGACATGTTTCCCTGCGTGGCGTACGAAGAAGAAGTTGCGATATTGACCATGATGGATAAGACTTGTAGGGTGGCTGGTTTCATGCCGCCCTTAGTGTTGGCTCGATCGAACAAGTCTTTGGCAGTCAACTTCAAACGCGCGAGCATTGGTTCTGCACCAGCACTAGCCGTTTCAATGGGTACAAGCACAGAGATCGTCTCTGAATTCCCCCAAACCTCGCCGCCACCCGAATTACGCGCCCTGTTGCTACCACGTTTAGGCATATTAAAATAAATGAATAATAATTGTTACTGCGAATTGTGATGATGATTGAATTAAATTTAGAAAAGTGTTGTTGAGAACCTAATAGGCTTGCACTGTGCAGAAGAGGTTCACGTCGACATTAAAGGAGGGATCAATTGCTTCCTCGACGGCCGCGATGGTATACTTGAGATCAAAAAGGAACGGTTTCCCTTTCTGAATGAGGAAAAGAAGTTGGTTCCTCTTAGTGTCAGCAGTGGAAGCGACATCAGTATCGAACACGAGATGACCATTCAGGGAGTGAGGATAACCGGCCTTAAACTTAAAACCCGCCCATTGCGCTGTTAATGCGAGTTGCACATCTCCGGTCGCGTTACCGTTGCTATCAGTGAGTGTTGTAAGGTACTCCCAAATGGTACGACCACCGAGGTTTGACTCTTTCAGGAGCCCAAAGAGGTCCGTAAGAGGCACCAAAGTATAGTAACCAATGCGAAGTGCACTGACGAAAAGTCTGCTTTCCTTATTACGCCCTATGTTCTGCATCACATCAGTCTGGTGGTTGATCGCTGCTAGGATGAGGTTTGATGTTTCATTAGCTTTGGCCAGATCCGAATGCAACTTCGCGAAGCCTTGATCCAAAGCGGCAATGGTG